CCAACCGCACCAGCAAGCTAACGAAGCATTTAAATTTAGGAGTCATCGTTAATGATATGTTTACGTACTTACCGCTAGCCACTTGGTAGGCTTTTTTGTTGATATTGTTTAAAAAAAGATAATTATTTTTTTTGCTTCGTTAGCTCATTGCTACGGTTGGGATATTAGTGCTATTTGAATCTGTTTCTGGTTTTCCATTCGATGAAGGACTTAAAACCTTCATAGTTGATGAAAACCAGTTTATGTGTTGGGTTAAATACGTAGTCTCGAAAGTCTTTGTTATCCCTCATTTCTCGAATGAGGTTCTTTGCCATCGACTTCCCTAGACCTTCCCATCTCTGCATGAGGTGGTCGTAATCTCCCCACTCAGCCGTTTCATTGATCCCGACTGGTTTGTAGGTAATTTCCATAAGCGTCACCCGATTTCTTTCAATCCGTTTTCAAGAGCGATAAGCTCTTTTTGTTTTGGTGTCTCACGAATTTCAAATTTTGTGAAATCGTCGTAAGATAGATTTTCCAAGAATTTGACGGCATTTTTAGCGTCAACATGCTTGATGTTGGTGTACTTGGTCACGTTGAAAGCTTTCTTCAAACGTGAGTACATCAAGCGGATAAACTGACCTTTCTTCAAAGCGAACAGATTATCGCTAGGATGTGTTTTCTGCTCATTGAAGTACATATCTGCGAAAACACCAGCTTTACTAAAGACCACGCTTTTAATCTTGCTTGCTTCACCATCGTCGATATGGACTTTCTTGTTAACTTCTTCGACAAGCAACTCAATGTCAGTGAGCTTTTGATTTGTCTTCTTAACATTTCTGTCCATTTCTTCCTTGATTCCGATAACTTCTTCCAAAAGCTGTTGGTTAACGGTGCTTTGTGCCACAAGGTTCATGGCTTGTTTTTTTCTGCATTTCAACCGTTTCGGCGAGCAGATTTTCTTTTTTCTTATCTTTCTTTTTACTCATTGATAATTTCTCCTTCTATGATTGTTCTTCCGCTTTCTGGGACAATCTTATTCATTTCGTCTAACCAGTTTTCAGTTAGCGTCAAGATGTCTCTGAGCTTTTCAATCTGGGCGTCCTTGCCAATTCCTTGGATAAGGGTTTTAAATCTGAGCGGTGCCATCTTGCTATCAAAGAAATCTTCAAATTCTGACACTAGGTTACTGAGTGTAAAGATATTAGTAACACTGTTTTCCAGCTTTTCTTTGTCCGCTCGTAAGTGTTCGATAGACTCTTTCAAGGCTAGTGCTTCCGAGGTTTCTTGCTCAAGCATTTCGTAAGACGCTTCTTTAAGTCGCAAACTTCTTTTGACCGAATCAAGCTCGTCCGATAGGTCTTTGTTCTTTCCTAGCAATTGCTTGTTAAGATCTTGTGTCGCTTGGTAATCGTCTGGGATGATTTCCTTTTCGATTACCTTTTCAATCGGTTTGACTGCTTTAGCACGTTCCAACTCACCCTTGACCGCTTCGAGTGCTTGGTCTTTGAGTTTTAGGCGACGCTCAAGTTCTTTGTATTCTTTGTGAGTTGTGACATCACCATCGAAAACTGCTTGATTGACCTCTGGGTTAGCTGACGGCTTGGACATTTCATTTTTAATCCGTTGTGGTTGTTTTAAAAAAATTTCTCTTTCTTTGGGGTTGTCCAACTGTTGGACAAGTCTATAAGTGTTTATATAGTTATAAGCATTACTTTTAGAGATTCCCTTGCTTGCAACCCACTTTTGAAATGTTCCGTTGTCGTAACTAGCCAGCTCTTGCTGTGCCTTATAAAGCACTTCTCCGACCACGACTGAATAATTTTGATAAATACCATCAAGCTGATTACTTAATGCTTTCAACTTTTGTGCTGTTTCAGTCCCGACTAGTGAATAGTCAAAATCAGATAAAGTTAATTCGTTCATGTATTATCCTTTCTGTATTTGATATAATGTAATCAAAAAAACGAGGTTGCTTATGCTATCTTTTAGTGCACGAGAATTTTTAAAACGATTGATTAAATTTGCAGAAATAGATGATGTCAATGGTCGTATTGTCAGATACTCCCAACATTCAGACTATATTGACAAACATTTTTATGTCTTGTTAGAGCTTATTAAAGCTGATGAATTTATCATCAGGCAAAACAATAAAGACATCGTTCTGCTCGATAACGCTCTAATATATCCAAGGCAATCAAGGACAAGGTTCGCTCTGCTCTGCTTAAAAAGCCTGTGGCTACCTCTAATAGTGTCTGTTGTATCGTCTTTGATTGTTTACTATGTTACTAATTCATTTTGATAACCAAATGAACAATCCTGTGATTACAGCGCCGATTACAGCGCCGATTATCGATAGTGCAAGATCTTCGTTATCCAGCATAGCGAAGGCTTTTTTTAGTTTTCTCATGTTGCTCCTTTCTACTCCTTTTAATTTTTAAGTTATATACGAATTTTCGTATATTTAAGTTAAAAAAATTTAGTCTTCGACACGTTCGCTAAATAGGTATTCTAATTCATATTCTGGGAAGAACGCCTTTTTGATAGCCACTGTTTCGCCAAATTTGAAATCTGAAACACCATCGATTTTGTCACGGACTGTGCGATAGCCTACTCCGAGCAAATCTGCGATATCCACTAATGTAACGCCTTTGTTCTTACGAACTTCTTCGATGTTTTTCATTTATTTCCTCCTTCCTTAAGCTTGATTTAAGTATATACTAATTTTCGTACACTGTCAACAAGAAAGTACGATTTTTTTTACTTTTTTTATTTACCTATACGATTTTCTGTGTTAATATATAGAAAGAAAGAGAAATGAGGGTTACAAAAAATGCAGGCTGAGGAAAGAATTAAGGAACTGATTATAGCTAAATACGGGAATGTAAGAGCTTTTGCAACAGAAAGCGGCATCTCTTATACTACTGTTCGCTCTATTTTAGAACGTGGTATCATGAACGCAAAAGCTGAAAACGTCTTTAAAATCTGTCATTTGTTGGGAATTTCACCGGACACGCTCGCTGAATGGGGTGTTACGGACGAACCACAACAACCCAACGCCCACGATATCGACGAAATCATAGCTAACGCCATGATGTTCGACGGTAAACCGTTGACCGATGATGATAAACGGGCTATCCGTGGCATCATTGCGGGCTATATGAGCAGCAAGGAAAAGTGAGGTTTATGACTGAAAGTGAATTGCTTGAGCAGTTCGACGTGTCTCTTTGTGAGTTCGACTCTAGTCAATGGCCCAGAAACGGCTTTCTCGACCCTGTTAACCGTGTGGTTTACATCAATAGGGATTTAGCCCCAGAAATACGTTTAAAGGTCATCTTGCATGAACTTGGCCATCTGGAGCACAACTCTAAAGACTACGAACGTTTGCGTGAGAAATACGAAGCTCAAGCTAATAGGAATATGATCCATGAGTTGTTGAAAAACGAAAATCTAGATGATTTTAATTACATACACTTCATGAAAAAATATAATCTCACCACTATTTGTGATGAGACTTTTGTAAAAAATGAATATCTAAAAATGATGAGGAACTGATATGAAACTTTTGAAAAAATACAAATGGTATATCTTAACAATTATTGTTTTATTCTGCCTTGGCTTAATGTTTGTGCCACGGTCTGGGAAGGAATCAAAAGAAACAAAACAGCCTAAAGCTGTCAAAGTAACAAAACACACCACAAAGTCAAGTAAACATAGTTCTTCTTCGACTTCAGAAGTTTCTAGCAGTTCAAGTTCAGAGCAACCGCAACAATCACAAGAACAGACGCAAACCGAAGCTTCTCAACCTCAACAAGAAAAACCTATTGACGGCGTAGGACCAACGCAATCACAAGTAGACCAAGCAACTGAACAATATGGCTATACGCCTGGATATGGCGGGGTCCCTTCCGATTCTCCTGAGGTAGCAAGAGAACAAGCAGACCAACAAGCACGCCAAAACTGGCACGATAGTCAAGTTGAGTGGGCTAGACAACAAGGACTCATGGATTAATAAAAACCAGCAAATCTTAAACGATAAACTGGATAAAATAATTAAACATCTTGAAAACAAAAAAGCCCTACACTCACCGTCGCCAAACTTAGAGTGTAGAGCAAGCATCACAGAAAAAAACCGTGTAAACTGGAAACAGCCTTACATGTTCTTTTCTGTACCCATTTTACCAAAATTAAGGAGACATAGCAATGTGGGTAGAAGAATTACCAAACGGAAAATATAAATATTTTGAAAGATACAAGGACGCTTACACCGAGAAATGGAAACGGGTATCTGTAACGCTCAATAGTGGCTCTAATCGAGCAAAGAAAGAGGCTCAACGCTTACTTGATGATAAGATAGCTGAGAAGATGGCTGGCTTAAACACTACCGATGCATCATTTAACGACGTGTTGCACGAATGGTGGGAATTCCACAAGAAAGGCATTCGAAGGACTTCGATTAGTTCCATGACCAGTAATGTCAGATATGTCGAAGAGAATTTCGCTGTAGACGTCAAAATAGCAAACATTGATACACACTATATCCAACGCTTCATCAACGATGCCGATGTTCCACGTTCAATCCTTGAGCGTGTTAAATCTATATTGAATCTAACCTTCGATTACGCTTGCACTGTTGGTTACATTCCTAGCAATCCTGCAAGGCAAGCGAAACTTCCCAAGAAACAGCAAACGATGGAAGATTACGACAAGATAAGAAATAAGTTTCTAGAGATAGACACTGAACTACTTCCGCTACTTGCAGAATTACGAAAACAAAAACGCACTTATAGAAATGCCATCCTTGCAGAGTTTCTCTTTGTCAGCGGTGCTCGAATCGGTGAAGCGGTAGCCCTTGAAACGTGCAATTACAGAAAAGAGGACGGCTACCTTGATATTTTTGGGACTCTTGATAGTGTCCAAGGCTACAATAGGGCTAAGAAAGAACCACCTAAAACGCCAGCCGGCTACCGTAGCAATAAACTAACTAAACGTGAAATAGAATTGCTGGATGAAGCTATACAGATTCGTGATCTAAACAAGTCGCTATCAGACGATTGGGTGAACATGGATAGAGATTATATTTTTGTGACTGACAAGGGAGTGCCACTTCAACGGAACTCATTTAACAATTCTATCCAAGCTGCTAACAAGAGACTGGATAAGCCGATTAATAAACCGATATCATCACATATCTTCAGACATACGCTGGTCAGCTATCTGGCTGAGAATGGTGTCCCGTTAAAGGCTATCATGGATAGAGTTGGACATGATGACAGTGATACAACGATGAAGATTTATACCCACGTCACCAACAAAATGAAAAATAAGGTAGTTGAAATCATTGATAACTTGCCCCTTTCTTGCCCCTCGAAATAAAAAAAGACCTATCTACCAAGGTTTAACCCTTGATATGATAGGCTTTTTCTTTGAGTCTTATTTTACTGTGCGGATACGCATAGTGTTTGTACCACCTGTACCTACAGGAACACCAGCAACGATAACAATGTTGTCACCAGATTCTACAAGACCTGATTCCAACGCAACTTTTTCAGCAACATCAAACATGTCATCAGTTGAGCTTGGTTTTTCAGTAACTACTGGAATAACACCCCAGTTAAGCATCAATGATTTTTGAGTAATTTCATCGAATGTTACAGCCAAGATATCAGCTTCTGGACGGTATTTAGAAATCAAACGAGCAGTGTTACCTGATTCAGTAAGAGCAACAACAAGTTTGATATCCATTGAGTTAGTAGCATCTTTAACTGCAGACGCAACTACTTCAGTCTTAGTTGAACGGTCAAATGTTGATGAATCAAGACGACCATACTCTTTAAGAAGAGTTTGAGCGTTTTTATCAATTGTAGCCATTGTACGAACTGATTCAACTGGGTATTTACCATTTGCAGACTCACCAGAAAGCATTGTAGCATCTGTACCATCGATAACTGCGTTGAATACGTCAGATACTTCAGAACGAGTTGCACGTGGTTTTTCTGTCATTGTTTCAAGCATGTTTGTAGCTGTAACAACAACTTTACCAGCAGCGTTAACTTTTGTGATGATCATTTTTTGGTAAACTGGAACCATTTCGAATGGTACTTCGATACCCATATCACCACGAGCAATCATGATACCGTCAGCAGCTTCGATAATTTCATCGATGTTGTCGATACCTTGTTGGTTTTCGATTTTAGCCAACAATTGAACGTGACCGTTACCAGTTTCTTCACAGATAGCACGAACTTCTTGTACGTCTTTTGCAGTACGTACGAATGAGATAGCGATAAAGTTAAGACCTTGTTCAAGACCAAAACGGATATCAGCGTTATCACGTTCAGCAAGTGCTGGGAAAGGAATTTTAGTGTAAGGGATGTTTACACCTTTTTGTTTAGCGATGATACCATCATTTTCAACTTCAACGATGAATTCACGTTTTTCAGCATCTTTGTCCACAACACGAAGACCAAGTTTACCATCATCGACAAGAACTTGTTTACCAACTTCTACATCGTCAAAAACGTCAAGTGCACCTGCAACGTTCAAAGCGATAACGTCGCGAGTTGATTTGATACCTTGTTTAGTAGCAACACGAATTTGTTCACCAGTTTTGTATGCATACTCTTTAGCATCACCTTCGAACAATTCAGTACGGATTTCAGGTCCTTTTGTATCAAGAAGGAAACCTACTTTTTGACCAGCAAGGTCTTCTGCCATACGAACGACATCCATACGTTCACCTTGTTCAGCGTGGTCACCATGTGAGAAGTTGAAACGGAAAACGTTGGCACCTTCCTTGAT